GCTAGCGCTCTGATCTCTGTGGATGTTATAGATGGCTCAAGACCTAGTCCTGCGAACATTAATCCTGCTACTGTATTAAATCTTACATTAGTGCTTAGCCATACGGAGGAGTATAATTTCTTGTATGATTGTGACTGTAAAATTGAACCTTCTTTCCAGAATATTCTAAACATAAATTTATTAAAATCACGACCTGTTACTGACATGCACTTAGAGTTCCTCTTAAATTCCAATATTGAACTGGAAAGTTCAGATTTTAACATGGAATAATCTCTTTCTTTATCAGCAGAAGTTAATGCAGTTAATTCTATTCTAACTTTATTTCTCATGTAGTATCTATATTCTTCTGGCACATTTAGACCACTCGTTCTCAATCTGTTAGTAGCAGCGTAGGAAGATATTCTTGGCCCATCCTCACCAAAGTAATTAGCCCTTCTCCCCAACTCATTAACTTGAGATTGGAACTTTTCGTCTTTAGTGACCTGTCTAGACCTCATATCTGTTAGTCTTGTTTTTCTCAGAATTTGAGCTAGGGCATACCCCACATCTAACTTCATCTTCTTTATATAATTAACATCCATTAATGTTTCTGGTCTAGCGAATTTAACTTCCAATCTTTCAGTGTTATATGCTTTGTATAAATCATCTGGTATTGATAGCAGCGTTATCCAATAATCTGATAGCTCACCAGGTGGAGTATAGCATGATGGAGCCATTCTGATTGAGCCTGACACATCAACTATATCATTTGGAATTATTACCATTGTACCATAGGTTAGACACATGGTTACAGGAGGAAATAATGTCATTGCTACTATCACATCCTTCAATGGAAGTGTTTTATTATTCTCTTTCGCCACTGCCCTTGAGCTGTTTGATATCATTAAAACAGCTTCATTTATCGCACCGTCTGATGAGTCGTAGTTCAACTCTACATCCTTCTTCTTAGACCTAACTCTTATTAGTATCCTACCCTTCGTAGCCTGAAACATATCTGAACGAATTAAACTCTTAATGTCCACTAGCGCATCTACTCTTATTGAGACTGGAAGTATAGAGTAGAACCATATCATCTTGAGAAACGTATATAGTGGAGCTGGGTCTTCTACTCTGTTAGATAGATCATCTAATATAGCCTTCTGGCTTGTTATTGCTTCTAGTTGATCTCTAGTTGGTGTCTTTCTTTCTATAGAACAAGGTGATATTCGATCTGCGTAACCTAAGAAACGACCTAAATATGCTCCTTGCTGCAGGAATTCACAGAAGTGAGTGCTAGAAGCAGATTCTAGCTCGAATCCGGCCTCAGCAAACACTTCTGCCATTACTTCACCCGCTTCTCTAATATCATCTTCACTCCCCTGATATAAGCCAGCTTGATCATCTCCAAGATGCACATGCTTATCAATTATTCCTAAGCGACCCTTCTTTTCATATAACTTCATTTTCACTACAAGAACTAACAAAGTCAAGAGCACAGAGTGATGAGTACTTGTTTCAGGTAGACCAGATGAAAATGTTTGATCAGCAGTGTGGTATATGATCTCCTTTCCAGGGGTGGTATCGCCTCTTAAGTAATATTTCGCACCTGGGGCGGTCTCGCCCTTTTCATGTAATTTCATCACCGCTTTAATTAATGTTCCAGTAGCTGGTCCGGGTTTAGCAACCAATACTGTTGATTTTCCATCAAATATACCCAACATCGATAGCATCATATGTACTAATGCATTCACTTCCAATTGTTCTTGGTTTTCACCAGTTCCTGACTCATTAGTAATGACATTTACCACAGTTGTTTTAAATGGTCCATACACCGGTACCTTCAGAGGGGCTAACACCCTTATTGCGTAGTTATAAAGTAACAGGGTTAGAGGTCTCAATATAGATGCATCCATGCCAGAAACATCAGAGAAGAATGATTTGAAGTACTTCAGCATTCCAGTCCATATTAGCATTGGAATCAAATCTTTGTAGTTACCAACTTGTTTACCTGAGGCTCCTGTATCATAAGCCGTTAGCATAGCGTCAATAGCTAAGTAAATAGGGTAATGACAAAAACTAATCGCATTAGGTGACATAACCACATCTCTTGGCCTTCTTTGCTGTGCATCCCTAGCTGCTTGCAATTTCGGAGCTCGAGCCGCATTCTCTAATTTAACTTTGTCAAGGAAATCTCCTGCATTGGCTGCTGCATTAACTATTCGTTTGCCTAACGCTGCATTAATTAATGGATGCAATTCATCTATTTTCTGTATCTCTACTGCCCCAGCTGAGTTTGATGTCCAAAATGAAGACACTCGCCCTTCAAAATCTGTGCCCTCCAGTAAACTAGTGGCCTTTGAAATTATGGGTGCCGCAACATTATCCATTCTTCTATATAAATCTATGCTTCTTGTATCGTACTCCAATGGAGAGCTTCCCTGTCCTAATTGAACATACTTCTTAATTGGAATTGACGCCGGTATATCGTGTATTCTGGCTCCTACTGCAGCTTGCATTGTTATTCTTGGGTCTGATGCAATGTAAGTACCATTACTTGATAGCACCCTACATACTACATATGCCTTCTGTCGCTCGAAAGGGTCATTTATTTTCATACAGTCCTTCACAAACTGCTTTATCTCGTCATTAATGTCTGAATCATTTAAATTCTTTAAGAATTTAGCTACCGCTTCTGTATCTTCTCTGTATGGACTAGTCCTATATATTGGAGTTGATAATTTTCCAGTGTTTGTCCATTGTGCTATCGGGTATTTATTTAGTGAGCACTCAGTTATCTGAAACCATCCACGTAGCAAATTCTTTGATTTAAGATATTTATTCTGAAAGTTAATACTTCCGTATTTTACCAACTGATCCACATACATCTGAGCGTGATATGGAGATATTGTGTTAGTAACCTCCTGCATAAAAAGATATGTCACACTTATTAGTAAAAGAGGTAGCAGAACTGTAACAATCTTTGAATCCTCAAAGAACCTATTAATTTTACCATCTTCTTCGAAAGGTAGGGTGTCATATGGTAATAAAAGCTCATGGCAGAATAGCAGAGCTATTGAATATCTATCATCATGATTTGCAGTTGCCAAACAAGCCATCAAATTCTGAACTAGGGTACCAGTTCTTACTTGACACGTTTTCTCTTCCATCATAGTTTTCACCATTTCAAGTGATATCTCAAGAGCTGCATCTTGTGGTGTAGGTATGTATCCGACTAACTCATGTTTAAGTCTCAAAGTATTGTACTTGTTCAATACGTCATTTGCTGATAGATTAACTAGGTATGGATCCACTTCTCCTTCCACAGGTTGCATAGTAACGGGATCCACCTTATATTGATCAACGTAGGGTGGAGGATTATGTATTGAATGTAAATTAGGGCTTCGATAGCTTTGCAAGGTTCCTTTAGGAGTCTTAATGACCGAGTCATTTTTATGTACGTTGTAATATAACGCTATCTGATTTTTAAAGAATTTGAATTGGTGATCTTTTCCTTGATAGAAGTCGCGTAGATGGAGTTGAAGTTCGTCAATAGTTTCCTGAGTCCAAGGCTGTCTGTTCATCTCGATTGGTG